TCGTCTCGACTCCACACGGAATGAACCTCTACTATAAGTTGTGGACGGATGCCACCAATCAGAGAAACTCGTACATTCCAATCGATGTCCATTGGTCGGATGTTCCTGGTCGAGACGAGAAGTGGAAGCAGGAGACGATTGCAAACACCTCGGAGGAGCAGTTCCGCACTGAGTTTGAATGTGATTTCGTTGGCTCAGTCCATACCCTGATATCTCCTTCCAAGTTGAAGACTCTGGCTTATGCGGATCCTGTGTTCAAGAATGGAGAAGGGTTCAAGGTATATGCCAAGCCAGAGGAGAAGCATGTCTATGTGATCACGGTGGATGTCTCCCGTGGAACAGGACAAGACTATTCTGCATTCAGCGTGGTGGATATCTCATCCGCTCCTTACAAGTTGGTAGCCACCTTTAGGAACAATACCATGTCCCCAATGGTGTTTCCCAATGCAGTTCATGTAGCGGCAAAGCAATACAACAATGCCCATGTGCTTGTGGAGATCAATGACATGGGTGGTCAGGTGGCTGACATTCTGCATGGAGAACTTGAGTACGAATATCTTCTCTCAGCAACCATGCGTGGCAGAAAGGGTCAGGTTCTTGACGGAGGCTTTGGCTCAGGAACAAGTCAGTTCGGAGTCAGGACTACCGAAGTAGTCAAGAGAACGGGATGCTCAATCCTCAAGTCATTGGTTGAGTCTGACCGCCTGATCATACAAGATTTCGACATGATCAAGGAACTCTTTGCCTTTGTAGCCAAGAAGAACTCCTTTGAAGCCGAGGTCGGATACAACGATGACCTTGTCATGACATTGGTGCTGTTCGGATGGTTGTCCACTCAACCCTATTTCAAGGATCTATCCTCGCTTGATATTCGTAAGGACATCTATCAGGACACGATCAACAAACTTGAGGAGGAGATGACTCCATTTGGGTTTGTCGATGATGGCATCGATGACCCAATTCCAGAAAAACCAGAAATCGATGGGTCGAGTTGGTGGAGGGAGCGGGAGGAGGACAAGAACGGCTGGTATTGAGCAAATACGCAAATTCATACATATGAAGTAGATTCATCGGGAGAAACAAATGAGCAGACTACCAGTACAACTCAGCCCTGGTGTGAATTATTCGGAAATTGACATAACTACGGTTGTTCCAAATGTCGCCACGACAATCGGAGCATTTGCAGGCGTCTTTCAATGGGGACCAGCGGAAAAAGTGACCACAGTGACCTCAGAGGATAACTTGGTTACTGTCTTCGGAAAGCCTTTGAACACTGAGGAAGGCATTGACTTCCATTGTGCAGCGAACTTCCTTCAGTATGGAAGAAACCTAAAGGTTGTCCGAGTCATCGGTTCAAACGAGACCACGGCAAACAGTGCAGGAACAACTGGTCTTCAGTTCCTCAATGAGGATGACTTCTTTGCCAGAACCGATGAACTAGCCGCCCCCTTCTATGCTCGTTATCCAGGAGTTTTGGGAAATTCTCTCAAGGTAGTTCTTCTTGATGCAAATGGTCAGTCATCCCTGACTGTAGGAGCAACAGCCGCAGTCGGTGCCACGCAAATCAAGTTCACAACATCCCTTGGCGGAACCGCTGAAGAAAATGACAAACTCATTTTCCAAACCTCCAATTTCTCACAGGTATTCCTGATTGATTCTGTGCAGGGCTTGACTGCTACCATCAAGACGGTTGTTGCAAGCACGATACCAAAGGATACAACTCTTACCTACAGAAGCAAGTATGCCGATCTGTTCCCAATAACGGCAGAGACAAGCACTCAGGCTACCAATCTTGGTGGCGACAATGATGAACTCAATGTCGTTGTCGTTGATGAAGATGGTCTATTTACAGGAACCGAAGGTGTCGTTCTTGAGACATATCAGAATGTCTCCAAGGCATATGATGCAAAGAACAATGACGGTGCGCCAAACTATGTTGGTGCAGTCCTCAACAACAACTCAAACTATGTCTGGGCAGGAGATGTCGAGTCATTGTGGGGTGCTGCAAACGAGCAGCCGATCACAACTGCATTCGGAGATGTCACCACAGGATACACCGCAGCAGGAGTATCCAGATATAGTTTCAGTGGGGCATCGGCAGGAACAAACAACAGCAATCGCCTGTACATCGGCGGTTATAGCAAGTTCCTTGACAAGGAGAGTGTGGATATCTCTCTTCTCATTGCAGGACGCGCTGGTGGAGATGCTCTCGCAGAGACCAACATCAAGTTGCTTCGCGATCTGGTGAATGAGCGCAAGGACTGTGTTCTGTTCATCTCCCCCAAACTTGAGAATGTCCTCAATAAGTCACAGTTGGCTGCGACTAATGCCACCATAACCACAAGAACCAACTATGACATCAATTCTTCATATGTCGTGATGGACAGTGGTTGGAAGTACATCTATGACAAGTACAACGATAAGTTCCGTTACATTCCTTTGAATGCCGACATCGCTGGTCTGTGTGCCAGAAGTGAGTTCAATACACAGGCATGGTATTCTCCAGCGGGTCTGAACCGAGGAACGATCAAGAATGTCATCAAGTTGGCATTCAATCCCGATCAGTCTTCGCGCGATCTTCTCTATGTTGCAGGAGTCAATCCTGTGGTGACATTCAGTGGAGAAGGAACCGTTCTCTATGGCGACAAGACCATGTTGAAGAAGCCAAGTGCATTCGACCGCATCAATGTCCGTAGGCTGTTCATCACTCTTGAAAAGGCTATTTCCGCTGCGGCTAAATACTCGTTGTTCGAGTTTAATGATGAGTTTACTCGTTCTCAGTTCCGCAACCTTGTCGTTCCATATCTCAGGAGCGTTCAGTCTCAGAGAGGCATCATTGATTTCAAGGTAGTTTGCGATGAGACGAACAATACTGGTTCCGTGATAGATGCGAATCAGTTCGTGGCAGACATCTACATCAAGCCCAACAGAAGCGTGAACTTCATTCAGTTGAACTTCATTGCTACGAGAACAGACAGCACATTCACTGAGATCATCTAAGGAGATACGATGGCTAATCCCATTCCAACGCAACTCAGCCCAGGCGTAAATGTTTCAGAGATAGACCTATCGACATTCGTTGCCGAGGAATCGCCAAATGTCGGTGGAATGGCTGGAGTCTTCAATTGGGGACCATGTCTTGTTGGAACAAGAGTCACCACTGAGAGTGATCTGGCTTCGGTGTTTGGAAAACCAACGCTTGATCAGTTCGATGTCAGTACGAACATGGACTTCAATGCTGCATCAAATTTCCTTCGCTATTCCAACAATCTAAGGGTTGTTCGTGTGTTGCAGGATGGCGACTACAATGCAGTCTCGACTGATCCTGGCATAACATGGATCAACAGCGTGACATACACAACCATCAAGAACGAGGATGAGTTCCGCGATCTAGGTGGATTCTCGGGCAATGCTGGCATCGAACCAACATCGCACTTCAAGGCAAGGTATCCAGGCAACTTTGGAAATGCCCTTGGAGTAGTTGTGTTCGATGGAACCACAGCAGAAACAATAACCGTGGGTGCAGGAGCGGGATACAGAGACTATACTCTATCTGGTGGCTATTCCAATGTGGCTACCTTGTCAGGAATCAGTTATGGTGTTTCTGGAGTTACCTTGCAGGGAACTTACATAAAAGAGATACAAGCAGAAGATCCTGACACAGGTGAGCCTTTGTTTGATGGAAAAGGCAACCCTATAATGGAATTGATAAGAGTAGAGCCTACACAACCACTCGGTAAGAAGTATGTGACATTCCCATGGTATACAGTCACATTTGATATTCCAGATCAATTTAATAGTGCTAATGATTTCATTAATTATTTCATTGATCAAGGAAAGTTTTTATATGCCACGGGAACCACAAGCAATAACAGAAACTTGATGGAGAACGGCAATAATCCTAACGGAAATAATGCAAATGTTATTCCTCTTAGGGCATTTGCGGTTGATTACAACGGAAGAGAATCAAACCCATATCTTGAGTTTGCAATTCGGGATTATGCTCCTGGTACACTCAGAGATTTTATAGCACCCAATTCCACCAACTCAAGAAAAGTAGATTTTCTATTCCTTGCCTTTGATAACACCAATTTCGCAACAAATTTTAGACCAGGCGTTACCCATGATTTTGGAACAACAGGCAGTCATGGTGTACAAACGATTTGGACTGCTGCTCCGCTTAATTCACCAGCAGAGGCGCTTCCAAATTTCCCAACAAATTTCGGCACACTAGATTCTGTGGGAAAAAGTATATTTTCTACACAATCAAACAATGTTGATTCAACCATATACGGTAAACCATTTGCTTTAGCACCAGAATATGATGCTGGTCGAAGACTGTGGCAATATACGAATGTATGGAGTGGGGTCGGAAATCTGATTGATGCTGTCGCTGCTGGAAATGGTCTTGGTTGGTCTAATCTCATCGGAATCACAGGCACAAGAATAGTCAGGACTAAAGATGATTCTGGTATGCTTGGAACCGCTGCGATTAACTTTGATTCTGAAGGCGGTCTAACAGGCATCCGAAGAAACTTTGGAAATGGAATAGTTCAACTTGGAGATTTCCAAGGAACCTCCACAACCACATTCGAAGAGTCATACGAATCAACTCGCATCTTTGACAAGATGCCAGGAACCTCAAGGTACGCAGAGGCAGTTGGCGGAAGCAATGATGAGATCAGCATTGCAGTCGTTGACTTTGGTGGAAAGTTTGGACCAAGAGGAGGAATCCTTGAGAAGTTCGAACTGCTGTCAAAGGCAGTCGATGCAAAGAACCTTGATGGTCAGCCGATCTACTACAAGGACTATATCAATCAGAACTCTCGTTATGTCTACATGACTAAGCCATTTGGTTTCACTGGTGGTGGAAACTATGATTCACCTGCAACCACGGCATTTGGAGACATCTATACAAGATATAGTTTCGAAGGCGTAACATATAACCGCACTGGCTTCTATGATACATCATTTGATTATGGAGAGTCGAGTGTCAATGCAGTCTCTGCTGAGGAACTTGCAGATGGATACTCAATCTTCCTCAATGATGATGATGCCGCTGATGTTCTATTCTTGCCTGAGTCAAGCGTAACCGATGATCAGAGCGGAGACTTGACCACCGTAGAGCAATTGATCTATGACACGGTAATACAGCCAAGAAAGGACACCATACTGGTGATCCCAACTCCACCTCTTGCATCATCAAGCAAGCAATCATCTTATATCGCAAACAATGCAATCAACTACCGCAAGAGTGGTCTACAGTTGCCATCAAACTCCTATACAGTTCTTGTGGCAGGAAGAAAACTCTACTTTGATGCATTCAATGCACAGATCAGGAGAATGTCCCTTGCATCGGATGTGGCGGGAATAATGTGTGGTCAAGAGCAGTATTGGGAGTCTCCCGCAGGATTTGCAAGAGGCAATCTCAAGAATGCTCTCAGGCTTGAGACCAACTTCACAAAGGCTGATCGCGATGAACTCTATAAGAATCAGATCAACTTCTTCGTGAACTTCAATGATGGCGGCGGAAATGTTCTTCTTGGAGACAAGACATTGCTTTCCAAGCCAAGTGCATTCGACCGCATCAATGTACGCAGGGTCTTCATTGCCATAGAGAAGGCAATAGCAAGGTCTGCCAAGTATTCACTCTTTGAGTTCAATGATGAGTTCACGCGCTCGCAGTTCCGCAATCTTGTAGGACCATTCCTTGCAAGCCTTGCGGGTAGAAGGGCTATCGCGGACTTCAAGGTTGTATGTGATGAAACAAACAACACCGCTGCTGTAAGAGATGCAAATCAATTCGTTGCGGACATCTACATCAAGCCATTGAAGTCCATCAACTTCATTCAGTTGAACTTCATTGCCACAAGATCCGATCAAAATCTAACAACAATCGAATAAATAGGGTAAGAGGGAGACACTAGGATGAACATCAGAAATTTCGCCAACTCATTCACTGGAGCAGGAGTTAAGCCAACGCTGTTTGAGGTTCAAGGAAGAATCGGTGGAACCGAAAGCCCACTGACTCCATTCCTTGTACGGGCAGCATCCTTGCCAGGAACCGCTTTGGGAACCATCGAAGTTCCTTATCGTGGTCGTAGGCTCAAGGTTCCTGGAGACCGCGTATTCTCCGATTGGACGATATCGATCTACAATGACAACAAGTTCCAGTTGAGAACTCTGTTTGAACTTTGGGTCGATGGTATTCAGTCCATGCAGAGAAATGTCGCCGCAAACGAGTTCGTGAACTTCTCGCAGCCAATCTTCTGCGATTGGACTGTCAATCAACTCGACAGAACAGGAAAGCCTGTCAAGGCATATACCCTTGTCGGATGCTTCCCAACGGACATCTCGCCAATCGATCTAAGTTACGATGCAACGGATCAGATTGAGGAGTTCTCAGTCACTCTTTCATACTCGTACTTCACATCGAATACTGGTACGCCTGACGCAACGCCGCTCCCAACACTTACGCAACTTACTCCTGGTGGTTGATGACTTTTATCGGAGAGATGTATGGCACTTGAACTTTTTGGTTATTCTATAAGCCGTGCTGGCAAGGTAGCCCCGACAGAGAAGCAGGAGGATTTGACGGCAAATGCCTCATTTGCCCCTCCTGCCTATGATGATGGGGCTTTACCCGTTGCATCGGGAGTCTACTTCAGTTCATACATGGATTTCGATGGTGGCATCAAGGCTACCAGCGATATGATTCGCAAATACCGCGAGATGGCACTCTACCCCGAGGTGGAGATGGCAATCGCGGATATCTGTGATGAAGCAATCGTCTATGATGACACAAATCGACCTGTTGAGATAGACATCGATCAAAAGCGCATCTCTCCCAAGATCAAGGAAAAGATCGAAGGAGAGTTCGATGAAATCCTGCGGCTTCTGAAGTTCCAAGACAAGGGTTATGAGATATTTCGCAAGTGGTACATTGATGGAAGACTCTACTATCATAAGATCGTAGACAAGGACAATCCGAACAATGGTCTTGTGGAGTTGCGTCCAATCGAAGCCACGAACATTCGCAAGGTGCGAAATGTAGTCAAGAAGAAGGACAAGAAGACGAATGCAGATGTCGTTGCAGGCGTAGACGAGTTCTTCATCTACAATGAGCGCGAGGAAACAATCACATCGACTGCGGCATATACCCCTGCCACACCTCTCAAGGGAGTGAAGATAGCCACAGATTCAATCTGCTATATCCACAGTGGGCTGTTCGATGCTGGCAAGAAGAGAGTTCTCTCATACATTCATAAGGCTCTAAAGCCAATGAATCAGTTGAAGATGGTCGAGGATGCCCTTGTCATCTATCGTCTCTCTCGCGCGCCCGAGCGCAGAGTCTTCTACATCGATGTCGGAAATCTCCCGAAGGCAAAGGCAGAGCAGTACCTTAAGGAGATCATGAACCGCTATCGCAACAAGTTGGTCTATGATGCATCCACAGGTGAACTGAAGGATGAGCGTAGGCACATGACGATGCTTGAGGACTTCTGGCTTCCTCGCCGCGAAGGTGGCAAGGGAACTGAGATCACCACACTGCCAGGTGGTCAGAACCTTGGGCAGATGGACGATGTTCTGTACTTTCAGAAGAAACTTTACAAGTCCCTCAATGTTCCTTTCTCTCGCCTTGAGACCGATCAGAACGGCTTCAACATGGGCAGACAGGCAGAGATCACTCGCGATGAACTGAAGTTCTTCAGATTCATTGAGCGTCTACGCAAGAAGTTCTCCGAACTTTTCCGCGAACTTCTGAAGACTCAGTTGATTCTCAAGGGAGTCATGACAAAGGACGATTGGGAATATCTGTATCCCCACATCAAGTTCAATTTCCGCAAGGACTCATACTTCACTGAGGCAAAGGAAAACGAGATCATGACCAATAGGTTGAATCTTGCCACCTCTGCCGATGCTCATATCGGAAAGTATTTCTCCAAGAGATACATTCAGAAGGTCATTCTTCGCATGACCGATGAGGAAATTGCGGATGTTGAGAACGAGATTGCAATGGAAATGCAAGCAAATCCTCAGTCTAATGTTCCAACAGCAGTCACAACTCAGGCAACTACTCAGCAAATGACGGGTGACATTCAGATGCAGCAGCAGATGCAGCAGATGCAGATGCAAGCACAGATGGCTCCACCCGAGGAAAAGAAGCCACAGAAGTCAGAGAAGAAGAAATCCTAAATATCTAAATCAATTGGAGAGAACCATATGAGTCCATCACACGATCTTATCAAGTCCATAATTGACGAGGATTTCGTCAGTGCCAAGGAAATAACAAACAACCTGATCTATATGGCTGTCACGGATAAACTTGAAGATGCCAAGCAGGAAGTCGGTGCAAATCTATTTGGTTGCGATGACT